TGGATTCCAAGTGAATCTTTCTCAGTCTGCGTCATCGAAGATGACTGGCCCCTTGCGAAAGAGCGCCCTCGTTCCGGGCGCTTCGCAGCGGGTACCTTCGTTTTAGAAGATAGAAGTGAGGTGTTGGCGAGGTTATCAATATCACATTCAATGATGTGACCGCCAATCTCGTAGTAAGACTTCAGACAATCCACTCCTCTAAACATGTATTGCAAATGCAATGATCAACGGTAATAAAATCATTAGGAGGATATTCACCGTTGTTATAGCTAACATCTTGTACGTTGACAGTGACTTCACCTGACCCACAACGAGGACAGATTTCAGGTTGCATCAATATCGCTTCCTATAGGTACGCTTTTTCTTTGCCTTTACGGCAACCAACTTTTTCGTAGACTTACGTTTGTTGGTGTAACGGTAACGCATGAGCTTACCATTCTTTTTGAAGGTCTTTCCGTAGTTGTACTTTGGCATTAAGCACACACTCCTGCAGCCTTTTCAGATAGGTAGGTCGTAGCACCGATAAGGTGCCCAATAGCAACCAGTACCAAATACTCAATTCGATTATTCTTAATGTGATCGAGAACGACCACAACTTTGCTCGCAGTAATAGCCGCATCAGCAGCAGTTTTTCCAGGTATCATAATATCACATCTCCGTCATAGGTTCACACAAGTAACCACGGTGATTACCTGGTACAAGGTCAATTTGTAAAGTAATTTGACCATCAATAGTAGAAGCAATGTTAACAAGACCACATGGGAAATTTCCACCCTTCAAACGGGTTGTTCCACCAATCGTAGTAGCTGTAACGAGCTCTACATCGTGAATCTGTAATCCCGGACCTTGGTTTGCACCGCCAGGATACATTGTATCAGCATTTACACCATCATTCTCAAATGGATAAGGTGCCAAATTATTCTCACTGATCATATCGTCAAGGACTAAATCATCCTGATCAGTGCCTTCATTAAACATTGCAGACATCCAATTCTGCGGAGTACTACCGTTAGCACTAGCAGCATCAGTAGGAACGTTAGGATCTACCACATTAGGCAATCCTCGTGAAGCTGCATATCCTTCAATAAGTGATAATGCATTAAGTCCAGAAGGACCATTACCAGGATAACTTGCACCAACTGCAATTAATTCTCTCGAAAAAGCATTGTCTGAACCGTCAGTTAGCGGTACAATAATCTTCGAAGGTTCCCATTCTCCTGGAGCAAAAGCACCAAGTCCGGATGAAACTGGAAGCAAATTACCACCAAAACCAAGTTGATGGTGTGCTGCATCTGCATAAACCTTGAAATCCAAGAACTTAGGTCGAACAGATGGAGCCTCTGCAAGAGCAGAATTATTCATTTTAGTCCAAGCTCTAAACGACTTTTCCCAAGCATTGGACATAACCCAAGTATTAGGCAACTTAGAAATCTGAATTTGTCCTGTACCAGTTGTCAGAACCTTAAATCCAGCAACAGCCCAGTTAATTCCCTGTCTGTAAAATCGTCGGTTGACCAAAGAGGCCACTTGCGACAAATCAATGAATGCATTAGGATTAGCTGCAACGTCATAATTGAAAGTCAATGTCATTGCAGCTGGTTGTATCTTGCTACCTTTTCTCGAGTAACTTCGCTTCGCCATAGTCGTCCGGTAGCGTGTCAATCTTATATTGATTACGGCCAAAAGGCCTACTTAATCGAGGATTAGTATACATGAACTCCTCAACTTCGGGCATCATGTGCTTAGGCGCTTTGAACGGTTTTGTAACATACGCAACCTTTGAGCTATATTGAATAATCTGATCTAGCTCATGTGGTTCACAATAATCCAAGGTATATCGTGGACCATATCCAAGTTTAGCCAGGGCCGAACAACTACGTCCCTTGTTTTCCTTCTTAAGGAGCAATTCTCCTTCGACTTCCACGTGCGTACTCGTCTCCTTAATGCGATCTAATTTTTCGGGTCCAAAAAATAGACTGTGCATGTGCACATTCCACCAACGTTTGTTGTTGTTGTAAATAAACTCAAGAAAATGAGTTCCCCCATCAGCACCCAGTCCATAATCCGTATGTCCTGCTTTCATGTGTTTTCCACACAGCAACCTGTTCATGCCACGCCTAGAGTGCCATCCCGTAAGACCGGGCAAGGTTGTCCTGGACACAGCATAGTCATACTGTTCTTTCAGAGACTTGAAGCGGATACCGCTTTCATGTTTCTGTCCAGGTAACGTAACGGTTAGCACTCCTACTGTCATGTCATTGCCAAAGTAATGCTTTGCCACCTTCAACCGTTCCTTAATTTCATGCGCTCGTTTCCCGGCTCTCTTTCGTTCGCAACTGGGGCAAGCAAGCCAGCGAGCGCATTTATGCTTCCAGGCCTCGTCAGGTCTTCCGAGCCAAGCTCCTTTACAGATCGCCAGTCCAACTTTGTCGTTGTTCCTGTCAGCATTGCTCGAACTAAATGACATCATTTTCTAACCGCCATGGCCGGTCCAGCAGAAAATAACATTTAGCAAGTTCGGTATACAAACAAGTAGGAAAGATATTTTCCTTACCAGGACGAAGATTCGCCCTTTACGAAATAATCGTAATTCAATTCAATTTGGTCAAGACCCCATTGAATACCAAAGACACCGAGAGTACGTGGATCTTTGAAAAAGCCTAATGCAGTTTCAGGCTTTTCAGTAAGTAAGTCATAACCTGAACGAAGTGGATAAGACCACATTTTCAGAGCATGGATTCCAAGTGAATCTTTCTCAGTCTGCGTCATCGAAGATGACTGGCCCCTTGCGAAAGAGCGCCCTCGTTCCGGGCGCTTCGCAGCGGGTACCTTCGTTTTAGAAGATAGAAGTGAGGTG